AGTCATACAACAAAACGTAGAAACAAAAACAAAAATAAAAATAAAAATAAAAATAAGACAAGCAAGCAAATATTTCAACATGGAGGTGATACATGTGAAGATTTATCATGTTCCGCGGCGGCTTTTATTGCGGTGTATGTACTTTTAGGAATTACTTGTGTAAGTAGTGAAACACTTTCAAATGTTATACAGTATACATTTTACGGATTTCAAGGTGCGATTAGTATTGTATTGGGTGGAGTAACATTAAAAGACTTTTTGGAAGAAAAAGAAGACAATGAACGTAAGAAGATCGCTTACAATGGACAAGCTGATTTTTATGCAAGGATAGTAAAAGTCAATACTTTTGGTTCGATTATTGCAAAGTTCCTAGATTACATTATGTTATTAAGAAAGAAAGAACTTACATGTAAAGCAGTTCTACCAGATGCAATATATAAATTATTACAAATCTTTTGTGAAGTACAAGAAGAAAAAATACCAGAAGACAAGGCAAAAGAAAAGATTGCGAAATTATTAGGACCTATTCAACTATCTCCAAACTCTATTTCAATGGAAGGAAATAGTATCTTTATTCGAGACGTGCCTCCTAATCACGTTATTAAAATAAATATTGAAATGTTAGCACTTGACAGGAATCCTAGAGAAAATATTGTTATTGATCCGGTAAAACAAGCAGAAGTTGATAGATTGCTCCGTACAAGATCATCGTCTTCTCCTGATTCTGATTCTGAACCTAGAGTAGCTGCACGTGAAAGATTAGGTGCATTTTTAGTTTCAGAGGATCCAGCAGTTGCTTTGGCACCTAATCATGTAGCTCTTGATCCAAAAGGTGCAGCTGGACAGGAATTCAAACCAAAGGAAGCTTTTCCTGCAGGATTAACTAGAAGAAGACGGTCTCCTTCAAAAGATGCATCAACACCTTGATAATAATACTCACCTTATTAGTTAACTATTTACATTTATTGAAAACAGCAAAGAATTCTGAAAATAATGGTTGTGATGGAGATTATGGATTCATAAAAAATGTATAAGTAAACAATGAACATAAAAATAATATAGTTTGATATAATAATTTATTGGTATTATATGAAGAAAATCCTTACTGTATTTGCTGGAAGACAAAAAAATCTAGAAGTTTTGAATCGTTATTTGAGAAAGGCAATTGATCAAACCATCATTGATGAGGTTCATTTCTGGGATTTTACTAGGAATAAAGAAGATGAAGAATATCTACGATCTATTTCAAACCCAAAACGCGTGTCAAATAAATCCAATACAGATTATAAACAACTTTTCTTATCGACTCGAGAAAATTCTATAGAATTTTCTGTTATGGGTTATGGTAGTGTATACGTAAAATTATGCAATAAGAATTTATTTTATGAGATTATTATAGGAGGATGGTCAAATCAATTCTCTAAAAACACTATTTATAGGAATGGTGTAATTTTTTGCGAGTCAGAAAATTTTTCTCGTTATACTATTGAAATGTATTGTAATACAAAGATCATTATATTTATAAAAGAAAACAGGTTGTTTATTATAAAGGATATTGTATCTATTTTACATGTAGAAATTCCAGACGAATTCATCATAGATGATGTTTTCGTGAAAGTAGATGAGAAACATCCTGCGGATATTAGTTACGAGACTGTTCGAAATAAAGGATTTTATTACATGGAAACCTGTGATAAAATCCCATGGCATAATTATTATACTTATTATGATCAGGATCAATATTATGAAGATATTGTACTAAAATGCGATGATGATATTTTATTCATAGACTTGGAGAAATTACCCCATTTTATCGATTTTGTTAAATATCACGATTATGATATTGTTTTTGCGAATATTATTAATAATGGTGTAGCTGCATATTATCAACAATCTAAATATAACTTGATACCTGGACATCTAATGCAATTAGAATATCCAGTAACTATAAATATCAAAACTGGCTTAGCTGTTCCTGGATTAGAAGGATCCCTTTTGGAAAGTGGAAAAAAAGCACAGGCATTGCATGAATATTTTTTACAGAATTATGATAGATTCCTGAACTATGATTACAATCGTGAAATTATACCAATAAAAACTCGTTTCAGTATTAATTTTTTTGGAATAAAATGCAGAGATTGGCATAAGATTAGATATTGTGGTGATGATGATGAACGTAAGTTAACCATAGATTATGTTCAAGAAAAAGGATTTAATAATGTTATGTATACGGATTTTTATGTTTCTCATTTATCTTTTGCTGGACAATCTAAAACTGGTATGAATGTGGATGTATTACAGAATAAATATGCTGACTTGTTTGAGAAATTACATGGATAATGTTGCTTTTTGAATTATAAATTTTCGTTTCAGCTTTTAAACAGAATCGGTTAAAGCATTTATGGTAAGCATAATAATTTCTTTGTAGTCATTGTTTGTAGATTATGTTTTGTTTTTATTCTTTTTTTAGATTTTGTTTTGCTAAAGCAAAACCAAAAGTAGAATATTGGTGCGGACGTTTACACATCCGTATTGATGAGCAAAAGTAGCACGATAACAAAGCCGCATTTTATTAACATGTAATACTTTTAGAATAACAACTTTAAATTTTTGCTCAGGTAATAGTCGGAGCAAAAACTTTACCATTAATTCCTATAGGATATGGGTTTCCTGTGTATTTGTAGCCAAATAGCTATAAATACACCAATAGACTTTAATATAAGAAATAATATCTTATATTAATTTTTATAGATTTTTAATAAATGTACAAATAATAAAATAATAACCAGTGCGCTTAATTGGAGTAAGCAACACCAGCCATGCCACTCATCACGCGGAGCACGTTGTAGTTAACAGCGTACACGCGGACCTTGGCTGTGGCAACACCGGAAACGGTGGGGGCAGAGAGAACGAGTTGGAGGACTGCATTGTCAATGCGGGAAAAGTTGCACGACCCGCTTGGTTGATGTTCCTCAGGTCTCAAGGCAAAAGAATATACGTTGATTCCTGTATCGGGAGCACGGGTGTGGTGTTGGTAGGGTTGAACAACATCGAAGTAGCTTCCCTCACGCTCAGAGAAACGATCTTGTCCATTGAGCTGGAGCTTGGCTGTGACAACGGGGTTCTCTCCCCAGCAGTGCATGTCCAAAGCAGTCTCAGAGAGAACAAATGTTCCAGCATCGGATACAAGGGATCCTTGCATGCCTGCAACATCACCTAAGGGAATATCACCCCATTGAGGTACACCAGAAGTGGCGGTACCAGAGGCATCAAGAGCTCCAGGCATTTGGAAGAGACCAGAAGGATTGATAAAAGAGTCTTTACCTCCACCAATTGAACCATTGACGGAATTACCAACTGAGTTAGCACCTCCGAAAGCATGGATAGCATTGGGAAGAGCATCAATGGCGTCAGTGTAGTTGAAGGGTTGGGCTCCAAGTGTGCGGTAGAGGAGACCAGTGGCATCAAGAGATGAGCAGTAATCAACATTGGCATCAGGTTGGACAACCCAGATGAGCTCCTTGCAAGGGTGGTTGAAGTTCAACTTGATCTTGTTGGAGGATGATCCAACTGACTCATCACCAGTGAATTGCACTTGCTCAAAGAGGTACTCGTGGGGGTTTTGTGCCATCTTTCTGCGCTCATCCGTGTCCAAGAAGATGTAGTCAACGTAGAGGGATGCAGCAACAAGGGATTGTTGGTAAGCAGATGAAAGAGATTGGGTTCCGGAACCAGCACTGATGGTTTGCACAGCCCACAAGCACTCACCAATAGGGCGGATGTCAAGGTTGATCTTGACCTCGTGGTATTGGAGAGCAATCAAGGGAAGGGCAAGTCCAGGGTTGCGGCAAAACCAGAACAACAAGGGAATGTACAATGTTGTCTCAGGGAGTGCGTTACGGGGAGCGCACACTTGGTTGGGTCCTCCTGAGCTGGCACAGGGTCCAGAAATAGAGGCAAACTCGGGATCCGTAATGTAGGTGAGTTGGGTGGTGTTTCCAATCATCTTGAAGTATCCGCGTTGTTGCTCAGCGGACATGGTAAGTTGGTTCCAGATGTGCATCCAGTCACCGTATTGGCGATCGATGCGTTGACCTCCAATCTCAACCTCAACTTGGGCAATCATTTGCTCACCAATGTAGTCCAACCAGCGGGCATAGACACCGTAACCATCGCTGATTTGTTTACCAGCTACACCTGTGTACAAAGATTGGTTGATCTCAGGGAGTGTGACTTGGAGGTAGGTGCGATAGCACAAATCACCATTGCGGCTGATTGTGCATGTTACACGGCGACCAAAGTCAGCCTGTCCAGAGAAGGTTTGCTCAATTGACTCCATAGCAAAGTTAGTATGGCGTCTGTATGACACCTTCCAGAAAGTGATCTCGGGGGTTCCTGTGAGGAAAACGTCTTGGGCGCCGTAGGCGACGAGTTGCATAAGTCCACCAGCCATTTTGGGATTATCCTTATACTATTCTCAAAGAAAATAATTTCGGAGAAATAGAATTAATTCATTTTATTAAATAAATAGAATTGACAAAATACTATTTATTTTTGTTAAAGACAGGGTAAACGACGACTTATTCTTAAAGTTCCCACATACTAGTTACAGAAAAAATAATGATACAATACAAATCTACAACTGTGATTTTTCCTAAATATTTGTCATCATTACAACCAGGTTTTTAAGGGTTTAATAAATCCGTGGAAAAATTAGAAACCAAGAAATCTTCTAAATAATGTTCTCGGAAGACCTCCTTGCGATTCTCATGTTTTTTCGTGAAAATAAAGGAGTCCTGTGATTTTTTTACACTCCATCCCTGGTTTAGAGCATTCATGATAAATAACATTTTATGCATTGTATTTTTCTCTAGTTTGAGGATGTTCGAAATAGGTCTATCTACTGTTAATTCGGATTGCATATACAAAGATTTGTTATTATATTCGTTACTATTTACCGAATTCACTGGTTTTACTAGATAGACCTGAATAAATATATAACCTAAACAAAAATATATAGAATTGAGTACAAATACTATATATTACGTGTAGTCAAACTATTGCATGAACAGTCAAAAAAATAATAAATTTAATCAAAAGCCTATCGTGAATACAATAGATGAAAAACACCATGAATTATTAGAACAGTTCCACGATATAGAAATAAATCAAATACCTGCGATTGAGAAAGAAATTGAAGACCTAAAAGACGCTGCTAAACAGTTAGACAAAGGTCAAATCGAGCAGTTCCTGGATATCCGGGATAGGGTCTTCGTTTTAAGGTCAGAACTGAAACAATTGAAAGGTTCAAAAAAGAAGTACTTGCTAGATAATTCGAAGTATATTTTTAATTATTTCGAACAGAAACAGCAGATTTCAAGTGGTATTGTTGTGCCCCAAAATTCGAATATTGTGAAGTCGTTTTTTAAGATAAAAACCGTGACACCCGAAAACGATGATGCTGCGAATATACAGAGTGAGAAGTATGCCACGTCGAAAAAGGCATTTCAGAGTTATTGGCGAAATGTAAGTAACGAACTACCTAATATTCAACAGTTTGTCACGATTTGTGATGTGTGTGAAATCTGTAATGTAGGAGAAATGATCCCACAGGATGAAGAGGGAATTTTAATATGCAATAATCCGGGATGTGGTAAATTTATTACGTATATTATTGATAGTTCAAAACCTACGAATAAAGAGCCACCTAATGAGGTGTCCTATACTGCCTATATTCGACTGAATCATTTTAAGGAGATTCTTTCTCAATTCCAGGCAAAGGAAACTACGCAGATTCCTGAAGAGGTCATTAATGCAATTAAGGCACGGATTAAGAAAGAGCGGATTAAGGATATGTCGTTGATTAATTATGATAAGATGCGGGAGATTTTGAGAAAGCTGGGATTTAATAAATATTTTGAACATATTCAATATATTAATTCCTTGTTTGGTATTAAACCCCCGATTATGAATGAGGAGTTATATGAGACCCTGTGTATATTGTTTATAGAAATCCAGAAACCATGGGCAGTACATTGTCCGGCGAACAGGACGAATTTCTTTAATTATACGTATACACTACACCAACTGTGTGTGCTTTTAGACCAAACCCAGTATTTGCCGTATATTCCGATGATGAAAGATAGGGAGAAACAGTTGGAACAGGATATGATCTGGAAGAAAGTGTGCAATGACTTAGACTGGGAATATTTTCCGAGCGTATGAGGGAACCTACGGTTCCTCAATGATGGCTTCGCCATCATAAGGTGGGAAGTCACATAGTGACTTCTTGACCCCCAACCCCCTCCCTTCA